TATATTAACAAAATCATATGATGTTGCTGAAAGTTGGTCAATATATGATAGTTTAAGAACAAATAATGGTTATCCTGCTTATGGCATATTTGCTAACACAAATGATGCTGAAGCGAGTGGAACAGAAACAAGGATTACATTCACTTCAACAGGTTGGTATTGGGACGTAACAAAAGCAGGCAATATAAGTGGAAGAAATTACATCTATTTAGCAATAGCATAATGGAAAATTTAAGACTTTGGTTAGTGAATAGTGCAGCGGTAGGATTTAGCCTTGTGAATATAAATATGGTATTAAGTACGTTGGTATTAGTCGCTACTTTAGTATGGACAATATTACAAATAAAAGATAAATTAAAATAGATGGCAAAAATTGATATAGACGGAGACGGAAAGGCTGATGTTTCAATCAGCATCACACAGATTATTACAATAGCTGCAATGTTTGCTTCTATTATAGGGTCTTACTATACGCTATCTAATAGAATAACTATTGCAGAGGAAGAGGTAAGCAAGTTAAAATACAATCAAAAGGAGTACACTTGGAAAAACCAACGAGCGTTAGAAGAAGAAGTAAAGTCAATGCGACTAGAAATGAGGGACTTTATGAAGGATTTAGAATGGATTCAAAAAGATAAAAAGAGATAAAATGGATATACTAATTATTATTATTACAGTTTTAATGCTACTTACTGCTATATTAATGGCACTAACGGCTAATGGTTTTTTTAATGACAAAGACCAAGATGGGATTCCTGACCAAATAGAGGAAAAGTTTGAGGACTTAAAAGATATTGTAAAAAAAGAGATAGGTAAGTTAAAGAAATAACTAATTTTTTAATTAGTATATTTGTATAAAATTTAAAATATAAAAAATGGCTTCAAGCGTATTTAACGGAACTAACTTAGTTTTAAAATTTATTGCAGACGGTGGGACACTAGAGGCTCTAGGACACTCTACTAGTTGCTCAATGACAATCTCTCAAGACTTACCAGAGGCGACTACTAAAGATTCATCTGGCTACCAAGAAGTAATCAGCGGACTTAGAAGTGCTGAGATTTCTTTTGACGGTCTTATTGATTATACTGATACTTCAGACAGTTTAAAAAACGTTGACGGTATTGCATCTTTAATTACTGGTCGTAATAAAATTGACTGGAGTTTTGGGACTGCGGAGACTGGCGACACAGTTTTTACTGGTGAAGGGTTTATAGCGTCTTTAGAGCAATCAGCTGAAATGGAAAGCCCAGCTACTTACTCTGGAACTATAACTGTAACTGGTGCAATTACACAAAGCACAAACTAAGAGTTTAAACTAAAATTATGGCAAACAAAAAAAGAGGGTATTATACCCTAGAGCTAGGTGGGCAAAAGAGAAACCTCCATTTCTCTATGAACTTCTGGGCTAACTTTACCGATATATTAAAAACGCCTCTGGATAAAATAGGTAATATTTTTGACGGAGGTTTATCTATTACTGGCATTAGAGCGCTAGTTTACTCTGGTCTTTTGGCATACGACCAAGAAGAGGGTAATGAAATAGACTACAACGAGTTTAAAGTAGGTAGCTGGCTAGAAGATTTAAAACCAAAAGAGCTTGAAGAAATGGTTAACGCTATGCTAGAATCTAGGATATTAGGTAATGACCTCAACCTAGGCATAGAGAGAAAACCTAAAGCCGAGGGAAAGCCTCAGCCGACTCCTTAACTTGGAATGACTTACTCGACTACTTTATAGGACAAGTCGGCATAAATCCAAATGAATTTTGGAAAAATACTTGGGTCGAAAATCAACTTCTAGGCGAGTCTTATAATATAAAGCAGAATTTAGAATGGGAGCGCCTTAGATATTTGGCTACTCTTATACATAATGTTAACTGCTCCAAAAAAAGCCAGACTATAAAACCTACTGACCTCTTTGGATTACCTCAAGACAAGCTAGTAGAAAAAAGAAAGTTTGAGCCTAAATCTACTCCAGAACAGCTCAATAAATTCCTTGAACAGATGGAAAACGTCAAGGAGACAACTGAGTTTAAAATTTAGTAAATTTGCATTATGGCAAATATATTAGAAGTAATTTTAAAAGGGGATGCTAAACACTTAAATAGCTCCCTTAGTAGAGCAAGTGCAAAACTTAAAAACTTTGGCGATAAAACAACTGCTATAGGTAGAAACCTTTCTACTAAGCTAACCTTACCATTAGCTTTAGCTGGAGGCGCAGCTGTAAAAATGTCATTAGATTTTGAAAAGTCGATGACTAAAATAACAACCTTAGTAGGCGTTGCGGCTGAAGAGGTTGATAAAATGTCTGAAGGTGTAAAAGCATTAGCCTCTGAGGCTGGTATAAGCGCTGGTGAGGCTGCTGATGCACTCTTTTTTATAACTTCAGCTGGTCTTAGGGGTGCTGAGGCTATGGCTGTATTAGAGCAATCTTTAAAAGCATCAGCTGTAGGTCTTGGAGAAACTAAAACTATAGCGGACTTGTCAACTTCAGCTATCAACGCTTTTGGCTCAGCAAATATAACAGCGGCTCAAGCTACTGACGTTTTAGTGGCATCAGTTAGAGAGGGTAAGTTAGAGGCTGACGAATTAGCTGGCGCTATGGGTCGAGTTTTACCTATTGCCTCTAATATGGGTATTAGCTTTAATGAAGTAGGTGCTGCTTTTGCAGCAATGAGTAGAACTGGTACAAATGCTAATGAGGCTGCAACTCAATTAAGAGGTATCTTATCTAGTATATTGAAACCTACAAGTCAAGCTAAAGAAATGCTAGGCGATTTAGGTTTGTCAGCTGAAGGTCTTAGAAATTCACTTAGAGAGGACGGTTTACTATCTACTTTAGAAATATTAAAAGAAAGATTTGAAGGTAACGACGAAGCCGCACAGTTAGTTTTTGGAAACGTTAGAGCGCTTACTGGTATTATGGACTTACTAGGAGCGTCCGTAGATACTACTAGACAGATTTTTGAGAATATGACAGACGTAACTGGCACTACTGCTAAGTCGTTTGAAGATTTACAACAAAGTGGTGCTTTCAAGCTTGAAAAAGCTATGGCTGCACTAAAAAACACCTTTACAGACTTAGGTGGTGTAATAGCAGAAACTATCGTACCAGTAGTTATACAGATTGCAACTAAATTAACAAGTTTATTAAAAAAGTTTAGCGGCTTAGATGACACTACTAAAAAAGTTTTGGTAGTATTTACAGCTTTAGCTGCTGCCTTACCTCCCTTACTTATTGTAATAGGTAGTATGTCAAGCGGTTTGGGCGTTTTAGTTTCTGTTGGTGGCTCATTAATTCCAATATTGGCTAAAGTTGCATCTGGTTTTAGGGTTTTAGGTGTAGCTTTAGTTACAAATCCATTTGGTATAGCTGTCGCTGGTATTGTTGCTGTAACGGCAGCGGTAACTGAATTAATGCACAGATTAGCGCCTAGTGCATCAAGGCTAACAACTTTAAAAAATATATTTTTATCTCTAGGCAATCCTACTAAATTTGCTGCATTACAAGCCGAAAGTTTAGCTAAGTCACAGGCTGAGGTTGCTACAGAAACTCCAAAAGCTAATACAGCTTTAGAGGATTACAAAAAACTATTAAAAGAATCTGCTGACGCTAGTAATAATTTAAAAAATAAAAACGACGAGGCAACCGTAGCTACTAGGGAGCTTGCTAAAGCAGTTAGTGCTATTAACTTAACCACTCAAGCTGGCGTACTTAATTTTAAAACTGGAGAATTTGCTCAAGCTGATATTGCCAGAGGTGCGCAGACTGTTTCTGTGCCTTTAGATATAGAAGTGCCAACTCCAGAAACAATTAACGAAAAATTAAAAGGCTCATTAGATAAGTTAAAACAAACTACAAAAGAGACGGCTGAGGCAATAAATATAGACTTCGGTAATATGGCTATGGGAGTTGCTGAGGCTTTAGGTAGTGCTATAAGCTCTGGAGAGAATGTATTTGCCAGTATTGGTGGCGTTATTCTAAATTCCATAGCAGATATTTTATTTCAAATGGGTACGGCTGCTGTAGCCGCATCAAATTTAGCCACTACTTTTGCAATACCCGGAGTAGGTTTAGCCGCTGGACTTGCAGCTATTGGCTTAGGTGCTGCTATGAAAGCAGCCGCTAGTCAAATACAAAACGTACAAAAATTTGCTAAAGGTGGTATTGTATCAGCACCAACTTTAGGACTTATGGGAGAATATGCTGGAGCTAGAAGTAACCCAGAGGTTATAGCGCCATTAGATAAATTAAAAGGTATGATAGGGCAAAGAGAAACCGCTGTTAATGTAACTGGAGGGTTTAGGCTAGAGGGTCAAGATTTAGTTATGGCTTTGCAAAGAGCTGACAGAAACCGTTCAAGACTGTTATAAAAAATGAGCTACGGAGAAAAATTTAGTCTGTCTTTTGCTGATGTACGAGGCAATGCCAGAAAAGTATCAATACTTCAAAAAGATTACTCTGGTAGCGTTTACCCTCTAATAGGAACTGGCAGCCCAGTAGTAATTAAATGGGACTCAGACGACGACATTTATACTCCAATTATTGGCTCAACTTGCGAGCTTAATTTATATGTAACTGACGACACCCAATACGATAACTGGTACGAGGCTGACGAAAGGGAATATAAAGTACAAATTTCTACTGGGTCTAGTATTGGTGCTAAAGAATGGGACTTACAAGAGGATATTTTTAGTAACGCTAACTTTCTTTGGGACGAAGGGGACGAAGGTTTTGAATTTTACTGGGAAGGCTTTTTAATAGTAGACCGTTATTCAGAGGCTGTGCTTAGTAAACCTTTTCCAATAAAACTTGTCGCCTCAGATGGCTTAGGTACTTTAGACGGATTTGATGCGCCTTTTTCTAATACCTTACTAGATTCTAACGATGACCCAGACCCTACAGCTGCTCAGTCAAACTTTGACAACTTGTTTTATTATGTGCGCAAAATATTAGAGAATACTGGGCTAGATTTTGATATAAGAATAGCTAATAATATAAGGCTACTTAATGGCGCTGCTAATGAAACTTTATTTCACGATATAGACGTTTATGAGTTTGGTTTATTAAAAGATAACTTCCAAAGATATACAGCTAAAGAATTACTAGCTCATATTTTAAAGGTTACAAACTCTAGGGTATTTCAGTCTAATGGTAGCTGGTATATTATAAGTAACTCTAATAGAATATCACAGAATACCAATAAGATTATTAACAACGAGAGTTTAATAAACGGACATACTGCCTCTATTCAGTCTAATAGCACAACAACTAACACCAATACAAGCAACATCGCTTCCAATACTAACCGAATTTCTACAAATGAAAGTGAAATAAACACCATTAAAACTGATGTAGCAACAAACACAACTAATATTAGCAACAATACCACTACTATAAGC